ATTGAAAGCAGGTGAGCCAAAGTCTACCGTGATAGTCGCAGTCGTACGCTTGACTCCGTTGACATAAAGACCAAAGACTAGCCATATGTCTTCTTGATAGACAGGCATATAACCCGTTGACGCATAGTTGATGCCTAGCGACGCTTCAAAAACATAATTGCCACCAACGGGCGCAGTGTATTGACCTGTCGTTGTGTTGTAGTTGTTGCCGTTGTCGTAGTTACCTGCTGTTGAATCGTTTTGAAAAATAAGCGTAGACGACAAGTCTAGTGATTGCGCTGTCGTGATTCTAGATGCTTTGAAACGTCTTGCTTCGAGTATCGCTGAGTCGATAGTCAACGACGATGGCGGAGGCAACACAAGTCTCTTGAATCTATCACTATTGAAGAACGAGTCGTTTGTGTAAGTGTACGACGCATTCGAGAACATCTTGTCTACGATAGTCTTCGCGTATAAGCAAGGCGTGAACTCGTTTGTCTCCCAAAGCGTGATGTTGCGAGGATGACCTTTGTCTATCATTGCGTACATATAGCCATCACCATATGAGAACGCTTGAGTAGAGCCGTTCTTGTAGATTTGAGTTGCCCACGAATCAATGACGTTGCCACTAGAGAGCGTGTGATTGTACTCGCTGAAATCTAGTGCGTTCAATTTTCGCTCACTTAGAGTCGTGAACAAGTCAGCCGTTTGACCGTGAAGTGTAACTTCATAGACGATGTGCGTTGAGTCGTCAACTTTGATAGACAATAGACGCAAGAAGCCTCTCAGTTGCTCGATGCCGTCACTATACAAGATGACATTTGCTTTGAGATTAGGGTTGTAGTCAGGCGTAAATTGAACACTTGAAGAGATGTTTTGCTCTACTTCAAACAAGTGCGAGAAAATTATGTTGTTATTCTTTGAGCCGGGAAGTGTGATTGTCTTTGACCACTCACTAGAACGCGATTGAGGCTCTCTTATGTCTGCAATAGAGCGCGTGATTAGCGTCGAGATGTTGTTGTATGTGTCTAATTTGCGATTAACCCACGAACCACCTAGAGCGATTTCTTTGTTTATACGACACTCTTCACCTTCTTCAACTGCGTCAACAACACGACTCTCGTAATTTGCTTCAATCACTTCAAGCAACGAAGCAGGAATCGATACATAAATCTCTATCATTGTCTTTGTCTCTTACTATCGAACGAATATACGATGTCTAGTTCTAGATTGAAGACTTTGTCTTGTACGTGCTTCTTGACTTCATAGTTCGCAGTCTCAATGTTCACCGCTACAAGTGTAGTACCATCGTAAGCGTACACGACAGGCGAATCAATCAAGTCTTTGAGCCATTGACTTTGTGCTTCTGTAATCCAATTCGAGAACATCTTCACACGATGACTCGTGATTGTGTCGTACGTTCTAGAGTTGAAAGATGACGTTTGATAAGCGTATGTTGCACCTAGCGTGTAGGGGTTTGCTTTGTACGTCTTGCGTTGTGTGTCGTATGAGTCACGACGAACGAGATTGAATCTAAACGAATCGAAGCCACCTAGAGAGTTCAAGAAGAACAAGTCAGTCGTCTCGTACTTCGTACACTCGTCAATCAAGTTCACGCGATAAGTCTCGCTCAATGTTGTAGCACCATTCTTGAGAACGATGTCGTAGTATGTAGCACCGCTAGGAATTGTCAACTGAGAACCGCTAGGAATGCGCACAATCGTTGCGCTAGGTAGAGTCAACGTCTGAGTCGATGCGTTTGAGTATGTGATGACTGCACTTGTCGCTGTGTTGCGTATAGCGTAGAGAAAGTCTTTTTGTGTGCGATGAATAATCTTTGAGCGAATAGGTGTCAAGAACTTGCCATCGCCATCCATTGTGTATTGACCATTGTAGTTGACCAAGTCAATCGCGTTGAGTGATGCGTTCCACACGTTACCTGTTGCGCTTGTCAAGTTTGTATACTCTGTGATACTACCTGTCGCGCTAGTTGAGTACTCGTAGCCAAACTCTACTTTGTAAGACATCGCGCTATTTGTGCAACCACTAGCGAGAGTGTCGTTGACGTTGAAGTCGTAAGTGACGTAGTTCTCTAGAATGCGAGAGATGTTGAAGACACCTTTGTTTGTAGAGCCGTAGTAGATAGGCGCTTTAAGTTTCGCAAGAGAAGTAGTGTTTTGCTTTACTTCACAAATGAACTTGAAATTGTCTTTTGTGTAGATTGCACCGCTCGACTCTGTGATTACGAAGTTCGTATCATTGTACGCGGGTGCGTTTGCGTTTGGTTGTTGTGTGATAGAGAGTGCCACTTCTTAAAATAGCGAAGCAACACTCTCGTCTCAAATCAACTTATAGGTTGATAGTAATTGCACATTATATTGGTTCATTGCACTCAATTTTGCACAAATTGCACAATAGATTGTGTATCTCTAAGTTAAAAACTTGATGAGATTTTTCAACTTTAAAGTTGATTTTTTGTGACATTATCACAATTATTCAACTTTAACGTGTTATATAGTACGCAAAAGCATATAGTTTCGTACGTTTTATGACAAGTTATATGTTTAAGCGTATACTATAAATCGACACTATTCTCAAAAAGTGTCAAAATATAGTAACAAATTTCTACTAGTATTTGTTACAACATCTCATTCAGAACAGCGATGACATAGGGTTGAAATCCTTTGTTTGCGCTTTGCTCTAGTCGTTTGTTGCGCTCTTGCGTTTGTGCTTTGTAGTAAGCGATTGCGTTGAAGAACTCAATCAATGACATCTCTAGAAAGAACTCCCATTTTGTTCTGTCACGATTTGCCATCTTGTCGATGAGTTCTAGCCACGAGAAAGGACTTACCTCTACTTGCTCAAGTTGCTCATCTCCTGCTTCAAATAATCGAGGGTAGCGGTCAACAACTGCGGATAGAGTGCCAAGAAAAAAGATGCGTAAGCGTAAGCAAAAGAACAACTCAACGTCTTAAAGTCTTCGCATCGTGACTCAAAGTTCTGAGCGACTTGACCTTTGTTTATTTTTACGCGACGACCAAAGATGTCTACTTCGTACGATAGCATCGCTAGAATCTTGTGTAAGTTCTCAATGATGTCGTCTGCTTTGATTTGCTGTAACTCAATAAAGTGGTGAGCGTTCATCTCTTGTGCGTTCGTGATAAGACGATAGCGTTTGTTGTAGTGCTTAAAAGCGAACAAAGGTTTGTCGTCAGGTAGTTCGTTCAAGAAAGACAACTTCTCTACTTCTTTGAGTATCTGCTCAAGAGACATCTCTTCAACTTCGTCTATGTCGAGACGCTTGACAATAGCGATTTGATGTACACGTCTTTCTACACCTTCAAAGTGATTGATTGAAGCGAGTTCTTGTAGTTGTTCGATTGTTATGTTTTTCCAATTCATTGCGTTTCAATTTGTAACGTGTTAAGCAAAATAAAAAAGTCCCGGCTTGTTCTTTGACTTGCAATCTAGAGCGAGAGCAAGAGAGCAAACGCAGTCGTCGTGTAGTCCGCTAGGTGCTGAGTATCTCACACCCGTTCTCGTGTACTCGTATTCAAAAGATTCCATCTCGTAACCTATTGGCTCTTCGGGAAAGCGTATTTCTGTGCGTTGTACTGCAAGAACTAGACCCTCGATGAGTTGTTGCTTAGATTGAGATGTGAACTTAAAGCCTTGAGCGCGAGAACACGCTCTTTGAATTTGCTCTACTATCGGGTCGCCCACACCTGTTGAGTCAATAAAAGCGGGTGTGTTTTGTACTAGTTGTATGATTCGTTGTTGAGTTTGCCCCCAATCTGCTTGAAAGCGTTCGCAATATGATACGCAATTATTCGCATCGATACCAATGATGACCGTATAGTCAGTGTATTTCGCTAAGTCAATACCGTAAGCAACGACTTGACTGCTTGTCACAGGTTGATAACACGCTCGAATAGCATCAATACCAAAAGGATTTGATTTGTCGTCAGCAGGTTCAGCAAGATACAACTCATCGAACACGTGTTTTGGTAAGTCTCTCTTTGCTTGTTCTACTTCTTCGCGTTGCAAGATACCCTCATTGACTGCGTCGTATGCTGTAATCTTGAAGTACTCGTAGTCGTGTTCGCCTTGCTTTGCTCGTTCGCCTAGTTTGTAGAACCAATTCTTTTTGCCTTTGACGTTACCTATCAACTTGCATTTGCCTTGCGTTGCTGTGAGTGTAGAACGTAGAGCGAACCACGACTCTTCTCTTGCTCGTGATGCTTCGTCAAAGACACAAGCGTACACGTCGTCACCATACAAGTTGTCGGGCTTCTCTGCGCTCTTGAACTCTATTCTTGCGCCTGTAGGCAAAGTCAACAACAACTTCGACTCGTTTGTCAAGAAGAAGTTCTTGTCTGTGACTTGCGTCTTCATACGACGATACGCGATTTCTGCTTGTTGGTATACAGGTGCGACCCACCACACACTTTGACCATCTCGCAACTTGAGTGCTTGTTCAAAGAGCCATATGATGTGTGATGCAGTCTTGCCTGTTTTAGTACTCGCCGCTGTGATTGTGTATCTTGCTTTTGAGTCAAGTATGTTTTTTTGATAAGAAGTCAATCGAGGGCGAACGTACTCTATTTGCATACGCTTTCGTAGAATTTAAGACGTGCGATGTTCCACAATTTAATGTCGTGAAACTTCTTGCAATACTGCGCGTTGCTAGTACCTAAGTGAGAAGCATTTGTGAGTGCTTGTTTTATTGAGTCATACCACTCGTCGTTCTTTGAGAAGATGACACCACCATTGTCGATGTGATTGAGATATGGTTCACACGCGCTTACTACGATAGGCAAGTCGTACGCACTCGCTTCGAGAATCTTCAACTCGCTCTTGCAAGAATTAAACTTTGTCGTTTGTAGAGGTGCGATTGCTACGTCAAAGTGTTTGTAGACTTCACCGTAAGCGTTTGCGCTAGTGCCTCGAACGACGTGAAACCAATCGCCTTTGAACATTGAGCAGATTGAATCCCATATGTCGCTTGGTGTGTAACCACACAAATAGAAGTCAATCAAGCCTTCGTTGCCTAGACGAGTGATGTCATCGACGATGAGTTTCAAGTCTTCGTGATGTGTGATGCCACCGACCCAACCTACTTTTGGTTTCTCGTTCGCGAGTCTTGAGTGTCTCCATTGCTCGTGTTCGTAGTCTAAGCAGTTAGGCAATACGATTGCATTCTTGTTGTATTGCTTTACTTGCTCAAGTAGTTGATTCGTTGTGCAAGTGACACCGTCTGCGTAGTGTAGAGCGTCTTTGATTGCGTTCTTGATTCCTTGACGATACGCCCAATAAGCGGGATTGAATTTAGGCAATACCCAATAGTCGTCAACGTCTACGATGTATGGTGTTTTTGCTTGAGCAATTTTCTTTAAGATGTCGTAGTGATGTTTGCCAAGCCAACGATTGAAGACAACAAGGTCGTAGTTCTTGAAGTCAACGAGATTCATCATTGTCTCGCTATCTTGAGCGATGTCGATAGTAGCGTAGTTGTCGAGTTGTAGACGCATCAATGGCGTGTATATCCTGTGATAGACAACGCCATTCATTCCGTCTGCTAGTGCAAGTATTCTCATTCGTTTGGTGGTATAGGTATAGGCATCCAATAGCGTACGTGTATCAAGCGATTTGTGTATTCATCAATCCACATATCATCCATATATCTAGCAAGAGTGACTTCGTCGCTTTGATTGATTACAAGTTTCAAGTCTTCGTCGTGTGGTGGTAACACGTCAGAACCTCTCCAAGTCTTTTTCATCAGAATGGTACGTCTTCAGTCTTCTTGGGTTGTGGAACACTTACAGCGTGAGTCGCTCTTGATTTCTCGTGAGGTGCTTTCATCTTCTTGCAGTTGATTCGAACGTCACCGTATTGATTGACGATAAGTTCACCGCTAGAGATAGCGTCGTTTAGTTTCTTGATGTTGATTGAGAGATTGATTCCGTACTCGTTCTCCCATCCGTTACCGATGTAAGTTGTCATTTAGTCTAGTTTAAGTGTTATTTTGATAGGTTCTTCTGTTTTGATTGTCGTCTCTACTTCTTCTTTTGGTTTGCCGTGTACTCTAGTAAGCAACGTCTCAAGTGAGAAGAGAGAGTTCTTGTCGTGTGATTTAAGCAACGCACCTGCTACGATGCGCTCTAGAATAGTATAGTCGTTGCTCTTGTCTATCGCTGTCAGTTCTTCGCGTGACATAGCGACTAGATTCATCAATGTTTGATTGATGTCGTCTTTTGAATAGCCTAGACCTTTGAGTTGTGTGACTAGTTTCTTTGGTCTTCCGTTAGGGTTTGCTTTGTTTCCTACTTGAAATGGCTTCAAGTTTTGCAGTTGTTTTTCAGTTGGCATAGTTCTCGTGTTAATCTCTCGTTATTGACGCTTACTCAAAGCGATTCGATGCTTCTCTTTGAGAAAGTCTTTGTACTGTTTTTGGTCACCAAATTTCGTGTGACATTCTCTGCACAACGCTTGAAGATTTGTGATGACATCTTTTGTGTTTGAACCTCCCATTCCACGTGCTTCGATGTGGTGAATGTCGACGGCAGTTCTCTCACACACTTCGCAAGGTATGAAGTCGCTTATGTCATAGCCAAAGTGATTAAAGTATGTCATCGTGTGCTTCTTCATATTTCAAGGTTGTACTCGTTGAGTAGTTGATGAAGTTTGTCTCTTGTCTCTTGTAGTGCTTTGTAAGTGTCTTCGCTTTGATTGTCGGGTGCGTACTTCGTCAAACCTCTCAAGTGTTGGTCTAGATAATAAGCAACCAAAGAGAACTTGTAGCCGTTTACTGCCATATCAAATTCTGCTCTCTCTTCTGTCAAATCAAACTCAAGTATCGCTTTCATTGTAGATTGATTTTGCTTTTGCGAATCCTGCGTTGTATGCCATTTGTTGTTCGAGTTTCTCTAACATCGTAAAGTTAAAGATGAGGCTCTCTGACATCTCTAAGTCTGGCACTTGTTGACGAACGTGTTCTATGAGTCTTTCCATTGGTGTTTTCATTGCTCACCTCCTCCGTAAATTTGTTCGTAGTATTGTTCACCAGTTATTGGTAGTGTACTTTCAGGATAATCAATTCCATGAACTGTTCCTTTGTTGTATGCAGTTTCAATTCTTTCCTTCTCAATTTCTTTCGCTTGTTTCCAATCTTCAACGGTTAATTCTC